CAATAATAAAGGTATATATTATACCTTAACCAAAAAAGTGTGTCAAATACTAATCTCTTATATTTGCTTTTCAAATTTATTAATTGTTTTTAAAAAATAAACTCTATTAAAAACAATAACTTAACACTTTCTACAATAATAATGCAAACAATACTACATAGTACATAAATATTGTTATACATTTTTAGTTAAGTGTCAAGGGTATACATAAAAATAAATTTAAGGAGTTAGCTATGGAACAATTGCTTCAGTCGTTAGTAGAAAGTGAAATTTTAACTGACGAAACAAAACAAGAGCTTACAACAGCCATAACAAAGCATATCGAAGAGGCTAAAGAAGCAGCTATCGTTGAAGCAAAGGCTGAAGTAGAAGCTCAAGTACGTGTTGAATTGACAGAACAGTTTGCAGCAGATAAAGAAGCTCTTATTGAAGCTTTGGATACTAAAGCAGAAGAATATTTGAAAGAAGAAATGTCTGAATTGCGAGATGACATTGAAAATTTCCGTGATTTGGAAGTTGAGATGAATGAGAAGCTTGAAGAAGCTAAAATTGCTCATGCTGAAATCGTAAAGAATGATATTGAAGAGTTAGTTGAAACAATTGATTCATATCTGGATATGGTTATTACAGAAGAAGTTAATGAACTTAAAGAAGATATTGAAGAAGCTAAGCGTCTACAGTACGGTGCTGAAATTTATGAAGCATTTGAAGCTATGTTCGCTAAGAAGTTTGTTAGTGAAAATGACCTAGCAGATGACATGAAAGAAAAAGAAGAACGTTTGGAAGAACTTGAAAGTAAGTTAGAAGAAACTACTATCGAACTTTCTAAGGCCGAACGTAAAGCTAAGTTGGATGAAGTACTTGCTTCACTAACTGGTCGTAACAAAGATGTAATGGAAGCATGTCTTCAAAATGTTCCTACTGAAAAGTTGGATGAAGGTTATGAGCATTATATTGCAAAAGTTCTACACGAAAGCGTTGGCGCTGAAGTGGAGTCGGAGAAGGAAGGTGAAGATGATTCATCAGTACTAGCCGAGGGTGATAAGACTGTAGACAAAGATGAGTCTAAGGATGAACTTGCTACAGAAGGAACGGTTATTTCCACTGGAGATACCGAGAAGGTGATTGAAGAATCAACTTCAGAAGAAGAGATCCCAAAGCATATTCAAGAGCAGATTGCTCGTATGAAGATGCTTAGTGGTATTGAATCTTAATTGAATTTTTACCCCATAAGGTTAGGAGATAAAACATAATGGAAAATTCACTATTTGAAAACTGGGATGCGACTAAGGACGCTCTATTAGAAGGTCTTAAAACTTCCCAAAAAGCGGTGGTAGCACCACTTTTAGAAAACCAAAAGAAATATTTGGTACAAGAAACAGCAGCTGCGGGTTCCATACAGGCTCACGATATTGCTAACTTTCGCCAAACTTTGCTTCCTATGATCCGTCGTATTATACCGGGTACTATTGCTACAGAACTTGTTGGTGTACAGCCTATGAGTGGTCCTGTAGGACTTGTTTATACCCTTCGTTATAAGTACGAAGAAGATATGACTCACAATGCTTCAAGCTCTCAGTTTGGTGGATTTGACATATCATCTGGTGATGAAGCTTTCGGTAACGCTGCTCCTATTCGTCAGTTTTATGCAGGTAACACAGGTTCAGCTCAAGCAGCTGGTGCTTCTGGTATCGACGCAGCTGGTGCTGATGGAACTTCTGCCCCTAATGACATCGATGCTGCTACAGCTGAAGGTGGAGCATGGGAAAGTTCAAGCGACGTGACTACATACGGTACTGGTACTTCTGACTTTTCAGGTTATTCTGTTGCAGTTGGTGGTTCAATGCTTGGTGGTTCTGGTTCGTTTGCTGAAGGTAACGGTGGCCGTAAGATGTCATTGGAAATAATCTCTCAAGCAGTTGAAGCTGGTAGTCGTAAGCTACAAAGTGGTTGGACTATTGAAGCTATGCAAGACGCTAACTCTCAGCATGGTTTGGATATTGAAAGCGAAATCACAAAAGCAATGTCTTCTGAAATCGTGCAGGAACTTGACGCCGAAATCATTAATGACTTGTTATCTCTAGCGGGAACAGTACGTACTTTCGACATGGCTGCTACTGGTGGTGCCACTTACGCTCCTGCGTTTGTTGGTGATCGTTTTGCTAATCTTGGTGTTCGCATCGAAGAAGTTGCAAACGTAATCGCTCGTAAGACACGTCGTGGTGCTGGTAACTTTATTGTTGTATCACCTATGATCGTATCTGTACTTCAGTCTGCTGCTAAAGCGGTATTTGCACCAGCAGTTGAAGGTGAGTTTAAAGGACCTAACAACACAGAAATGGTTGGTATGTTAAATGGTCGTATTAAAGTTTACAGCTACTTGTGGAATCAAGCTGGACCGGGTACTTCATCTCCAAATGGTGACGACAAGATCCTAGTTGGTTATAAAGGCGGTGACGGTGAAGTTGACTCAGGTTACTTCTATGCTCCATATATTCCTTTAATGAGCAGCGGTGTTATCGTAAACCCTGTAACGTTCCAGCCAGTGGTTTCACTGATGACTCGTTACGGTAAGGTAGCATTAACTGACCCTACTACTTCGCTTGGTAACTCTGCGGATTACTACGGTAAAATCAATGTAACTAATCTTGAGTTTATCTAAGCTTTAGTTATATAAGTTAAGAACTTAAAAAGCCTCACATAGTGGGGCTTTTTTTTTGCTTATAACAAAAGCCCTTTTTGTTATTGATTTTAAGTAGTTCTCTTATTCATTTGTTATAAATAAATAGATGAAATTGAGGAGAATATAATGACTTACCATTTCGGTAAAACGTCACAAGCAAGATTAGATACCTGCCATCCACTTCTACAAGAAATTTGTAATGAAGCGATTAAATATATCGATTTTTCAATTCTTTGTGGTACTCGTAATGAATCCGAACAACAAGCAGCTGTGTTATCAGGTGCAAGTGAAGTAGTGTATCCAGATAGTAAGCATAATCAAAGCCCTTCTATAGCAGTTGATATATCACCATACCCAGTTAATTGGAGTGACACCACTAGATTTGCATATCTTATGGGTATTATTAAAGGTATTGCCATGGTCAAGGGCATTAAAATACGTACAGGAAATGACTGGGACTGTGATGGTGATATAACTGATCATAGTTTTATGGACTGGCCTCATGTTGAGTTAATGTTGGATTAAGATATGAAATTAAGTTTCAAAGAATATTATGAATCTAAGCAGTTATTACGTTCTGCTTGTGATATAATTCCTAGAATAAAGAACGAGTATAGACTAAAGAAATATTGTAAAGTTCCGGTCTTTGAATCTTTAAATTCTAACAAAAGAATATACATTTCTTTTAAACCAAAAGATAGAATAGAGGTATTATGGGAGGCTGTAAATGAACATGATGATTATCCTACCGCCAAACACATTGTCCTTATATCAGAAGGAAACCGTGAAGTATTCCCATGCTGGAGCAGTACAAAGATACATAAATGGATAGACAATAATACAAATGAGTTTTAAAGATATATTTAAATTAATTGATGTTTGGCATGTATGCCCATATGACGATAACGTAGATGAGTTATTTGAGTGTTTCAGACATTGTACAGAAGCGTATGTAATAAAAGGTACATTGGATACAAAAACGATTATATCAATAGTTAGCGATATGAGAGATTATTTAAATCCTCATAGTAACAAAAATCTTTACCATTTCACAGATATTATATGTGATGCGGTATTATTAAAATTTGAAGGAATAAAAGAAGATAAACTTCCAGATTTTATAAAGTTCACCAGAGAATGTGAGCAGCATGTTTTTAACGAAGCATGAATGGTGTTAAAACCATAACAAAGAAAGTGTAGAGGTTTATTGTGGTTAACGAATTGTTTAAATTGTATGTGGATTATGGTTGGACAGCGGTATTCTTGACCGTTGTATTAGCTGCATTAACGTGGTTTTTTACTGTTAACATAAAAGTATGGCGACAACGTGCTAAAGATGATTATGACCGTCGTGA